CTGCCTAGCCACCTTTTCGTCCAGTGTAACCTGTTTTTTTTGCGAGTCCGTAAGGTTTGTCAGTATGTACTGAGCGGCATAGATGACTCCATTTACCTCATCCCTTTCCGCTTGCCCTCGCACCTTTGTAGCAATGTTAATTGCCTGTAAAACTGACGGAGGTTTATTCATCAACCTTCCACCCCCACATCAAGTTAAACCAACAAAACTCCTTTTCCGCAAGGCTTTTATGACACTTGAATGCTTTAGCAAATCTATTCACAAACCACTCCCTGTACTTCTCGCTATCCTCCTTTGTCCAGATTTTCTTGCTGTACCAGTTCTCTTGGTTGGTGAATTCTTTGTCGAAGCCTTCAAATCCAACCCTTTTGAACATCTCGTCCAATGCTTCTGCCATAAATTTATCTACTTTATTCATAATAATTAATCCCAGTATAGTTGTGTTCCTGTTAATTTTCCGCTCATCAGTCTCTCCAACACAGGCTCCACATCCCACGGGTACAATCCTCCTTCATGGCAGGTTTGCATTCCAAAGTACTCGCTGAATTTATCTCTGTCTATTCCGCTGTTTTTCAATGCCTTATCTAGCACATCAAACTCAATATGCTCAATTTGGTTCTCGGTAATAACGATTCCTAGTTGGTCGATACGATTGTATTTCATTCCTCGTCCTCCTCATCTTCCTCGTCCTCGTAACTCATCGAATTCTCAATCAACTCATGGATCTTGACCTGCAAGATTCCAATCATGCTTGCCAGTGGCAGGTCGAACTCTGCAATGTAGGTATCGATTAATTTATCAATTTTATTTTGTAGTTCCGTTATCTGGTCTGAGTCTTTCATGTTCCTCCTTTAGTTGGTGTATTTTGCCTTCTTTAAGCCAAACTCTCACGTTTCCTAACTCTTCAAATTGTTCTGACCACTCCTCTTTCGAGATGCGTCCGCACATATAGTCCTCATTGGATTTCCGCTGCGCGTCTTGTCTTGTCATGACCAATGATCTAGCGGACACCTCTCCGTGTCCATAATTAATTTTACTTCCATATTGCAACCGCAAACACCGCATTTTCCCGCGCCACTGAATGCCGTTGGATCGTAATGCACACACTGGTTACAGATCATCAACCTCTCCTCGATCTGCTCCTTGTTCCGTATTGGCATACCTGCACGGACGAATGCCGCTGCACTCTTCACGAAGCTAACCGCTTTTTGCGCTATGTTTGGCTCAATCATTTCATTCCAAATATGCTCTTTAGTGCATCCAGATTAGCACTGCTGCTGTGGTGTGATCTTGGTTCGTCTTCACCTTCCTCTTCGCCGTCATACATTGCAACATCCCAAGTCGTATCGAACAACTTCCGCAGTCCCTTCGCAGACAGGGTGACGTTTCCGCTGCCATCGAACGATGGGTTCTTGTTGGTGTACACCTTCCAGAGTTCTTCTTTAGTCATACGCAATCAATGCAATGTTGAATTCCGCTGCAAGCAAGGTTGTTGATTCATCCGTGGCATAAGTCTCTCGGTAGACTATGCGTTTTATGCCATACGATGCAAGTGATTTCAAGCAGTTGTTACATGGCAATGTCGTTGATGCCAGTAGATAGCACTCCAGTGGCTTAACATGGCGCAATGCGTTCTGCTCTGCATGGACAACGTAATTCCTACGCTTGTCCCTGTCAGTCCAGTCCTCCACCATGTGCGGTGGAAATCCGTTGTACCCACACGCCGCAACAGTGTTGTCATGACGCAACAACACAGCACCAACCTGCCTCCACGGGTCTTTCGATTTCTTCGCAACCACTTCAGCTATTGACAATGCATATTCATCCCAGTTCATATTTATTTATTATTCACCGCATTATTACCGCATTATTCACCGCATATTCATTCCAATGAAGTCAAGACCTGTTTATCTCACCCATATGGTCTTCCAACCAGTAGACTGCCTGACCAGAGTCTCGCACCTCGTCAGGGAAGATACACTCGTCCGAAATGATCCCATTGAGTTGCAGTGCGTTCATCACTTTAGTTGCGTTAAGTCTCTTGTATTCAATGTAGTGTTCCAGAGTGTTCATTCGTCGAAATTAGTGCAACCATCGTATACAACATACAGTATAATAGCTGTTAATACGATATATGCGATAATGTAGCCCATATATAATCTATTGGCAAGACTCGCACTCTGGATCTTGAACTTGGCACACCCGCTCCACCTTGATATCTGCTAGGTCATCGTCATCCTTCAGCGCAACTGGTTCATCCGCAACCTCCAGCTTGTCTGCCCGTGCAATTGCTGCCTCGTTGCTATACTGGTGCTGTGGATATCTTTTCGATAGCTTCGCAACATTAGCCTCCATGCACTCCTCAATAGTCAACCCCAACTCGTTCAACAGACCAGTCAAGTAAAATAGGACATCTCCCGCCTCTTCAATCACGTTGTTGGTGTCTAGTTGCTTCTGGTACACTGCGTGTTTCTTCACTGCGTCAAGCAACTCTCCAGCTTCACCACTGACTCCAACTGCCATGTGCAGGATAGAGGCTTGTAGTGGCGTTAGCTGGACAAGGATATCATGCCCCGGCTTAACGATGGATCGAACGAATTGTTCGTATGGTGTAGTCAATTTCATTGTGTGTATATATTAAAGTATGCCAAGCCGAAACAACCTGCCTCGGATAGGTGAACCAACTTTCCCTCACGACCTATAGCCTCGTCAAGCATCTTTTTCGTTATCATCTGCGGATGCCCTTCATGTGGCTCAATATCAACCCATTCAAAGATGCGAAGCGTCCTAGTGGATCGCAGTGCATTGCGGATGATTAACGCAGGATCATCTGTATGCTGCAAGCAATTGTAAACCCAGCACTCGTCGAATCCCTCCTCTACCACGTCCTCACCTCGCATCACCAGACACTCCACCCCGTGGGCATCGTACCTAGCATACGTCCACTGCGGATACTGGAGCGGATCCACTACCAATGCTCTGCCAAGTCCCTTTGCCTTTAACAGCATGGACGTTGGGCCACCACCTATGTCTATGATTGATCTTCCGTGGACGTTAAACGAGTATCCAACCCTGTCCAACCCCATGAATCTCGCATAGACATAGTGCTTCTGATCTTCATCGAACGTGTTGCAGCAGTCTCCCCAATATTGTGATTCAAATGTGTAGTCGTTCATGGGTAAATCATTGTCATTGCATCGATTCCATTTCCCTCAGCGTACCATCCCGCTCCGTTGTGAACGTCTAGTACGTCTTGGAAATACTTCTCGTACCTAGGCGCAACTCGTTCAAGCGTAAAGTTTTCTCCAAACTTGCGGCAGTCTGCTGGTTTGATGCGGTCGATATTTTCGACTGCATCTACATAATCACCCATAGTGCGACACCGATACCCAGTTACGCCATGCAGGTTGTTCTCCGCGAAGGATCCCCAGTCGCTGGTGATGGTTGGTGTTCCGCTCAACAAGTTCTCAATCTGGACTCCACCGAATGGTTCGACGTATTGTGATGGCAGGAAGGATGCCTTGGCTTTAGACATGAGTTCTTTGCGCTTAGGAACGTCAGCGTAGCCCACATATTCAACGTGAGGTGGAAATGTATACCCAGCTTCCTTCTGACCCGCTACAACCAGTTTCACCCCTGCCCTGCGCGTTGCATCGATGGCGATATCAACTCCCTTGCCAGAGTAGACCCTGCCAAGGTACAGGAAGTAATCCTCCTTCTTGTCGTTGAATGTGAAGTCATCGATATCAAAATAGTTAGGTATCACCACGGAATAGTTATCTTGCTGGCACTGACCCACTGCACCCATGCCGCAGAACGCATGGTATATGGCATAGCTCTCCCAGACCTTCCACCGCGCCCAATGACCACCAGCATACCCTATCCCCGGCTCAACGCAGATCAAATCGGGATGAGCATCACAGATAGGTCTGACTCCAGATCCCCAGAACGGCAGGATGAAGTCATTCTTCTGCTTACGCTTGCCTACCTCCCGAATGGCGTTGGCGTAGAACGTCTGGTAGGCATGGTCACTAGTGTCGAACTTAAAGAAGGTCTTGCGCCAGTCGTGTGACCCATATGACTTGGCGAAGTCCTCGTTGGTTAAGACACTAACGTGTTCCGCGCAGTCCAGAACGCTATCCTCATGCCCGTAGTGTATCACCTCATGGCCCCGATTGGTCATCATCTTTCCAAATTTGACCACCTTCTGTGTGTACGCGCAAGCGTTAAACTCTTTAGATGTAACTGTGTGTGGAAGTCCTAGTGCGTGGAATCTCATGTTTGTTGTTTTCATTATGTACTACTGCTGTTATGTGAAGTTATTGGTTATTTTCCTTGTTCTTCAGCTTGTTAATCAACGACTTCTGTTTGTTTACGTCATGTTGCAAATCGTGGATGATTTGCCGTAATTCTCTAATGCACTGCTTTTGTTGCTGGATTATACGTATCTCTGGAGTTATCTCATGCGCTTTCATAGGTTCTCTAGGATCTCTGTTAGTTTCGCTTTCATGTTGGTGACTTCTTTGAGTCTTTGGTAGTCCAACGCAGATACCTCAAAGGTTGAGTACCTGTGGTTGCACTTTCCGTTGTTGCAGAACCTGCGCCTTGAGAATCTATTGCCAAGGTCACGGCACTCCATAACGGACGTTGTCGAACTGCATTTTGGGCATAACTTGACCATTTACGCTTTAACCCAAGATATGGGGTATTTGAAGTTTGTTGCCACAATATAGTGATTATTATCGACAACATCATCGATTTTGTGGTTAAAATGCATTAGCAAATCGTGCGCTATCACAAGTCTTCCTCCTGTGTCGCTTCGATCTGCGGCTCGATCAGATGTTGCACTGGTTGAGGATCTCGCCCCTCGATTAGCTCAATAGGTTCAGCACTACGATCACCAATGGTAAATGTGACGTTGAGTGGTTTCAGTTGCGTTGATTCGATTTCGATTTTGTCTCCGTATTGACGTGCGTTCCATTTACCTAATAATCGTAGTCGAGTATCGATGCGTACTCGCTTCTCTGCTGCATCGAGCATTGGATCATCAGCAATGCGAATGCAATCATCTGCTAGTGCGTGAGTGCCGATTTTTCTTGCGTGTGCGGATTTGTTGCGGAAGTTTTCGTTGGAAGATTCCCAACGCCATACTGTGGAATAGTTTGGCATACCTTCTAGGTTACAGATGGATGAGAGTGTTTGACCTATTGAAAGTCGTTCACAGATTTCATCTGCGATAGCCTCGTCGTACTTGGGAGGTGTTCCCATTTTCTTGGATGGTTTAAAGCTCATATGGTGCTTGTGACTGCTTAGGTTTAGTCCTGATCAAAGAACCCACAGGCAAGATTTCACGCTATTTGTTCGATCTTTGGTAATTGTGACTTCAGTTCGTTGCTCTGCTTGAGTGCGGACTTTGACTTGCGTGAACGTGATTTCGACGCTTTCGGGGTTATCGTCTGGGATGAGGTGGGCGTATCGGATTTGGTCGATAAGTGGTTTGCAGCCTCCTGCAAGGTTGTCAACGTCGAGGGTTTTAGTTGAGTAGCGTGTAATTGCGAGAGTGTACTGCGGATTGCACTTAGCAGTGCAGTCCTTGCTAGTTTCTTTTGCTTTTGGTACTTTGACCAGTGAGCGTTTAGGAGCGTGTTTAACGATGGTGTCAAGTAACCTGCGAGATGGAGAGTTAAACTTATTTGCATGGTAGTAGTAATGTCCGTCTGGGGCGAGGGTGTAGCCTTTCTCCTTTAGTTGTTCAGTTGTCCAGTTCATAGCATACCGATTCTAGAGTATTTAGCGCGAAGCAATCTTTCTGCCGTCTTGGTTTGTTGTCTTGCGCTTTCGAGGCTTTTGTTAATGAGTTTGCTAACTTGGTTGAATGACCTGTGGTTTCCATCATCAAGTCCATAATAAAGCGTTAGTGCCGTTTTTAGTTTCTCTGGCAATTGTCTTATAAACGAATCCAGTTGTTCAAACTTTTCTTCTTCAATCAAGTTCATTGTTCGATTAGGTAATCTTCTGGGTTGGGATCCTGTTGTGCTTTGATTGTTTTGTCGCAAGTGATGCACTTGCAGTTGCCGCGATCATCCACGTCCATGACGTTGTCGCAGCACTCTGGTACTTCGTCTTGTTCTGGCGGGTCATTCCAATAGTCGTTCATAGCGGGTATAGTTATACATGATTTTGTGGATTTATACCTTGTCTAGCTCATTTAGCTAGTATGGCATAAGCGGAACTGATGATGTTGGGTTTAAAGAAGACTTCCTTTAGGTTGCATTCATCCTCACAATACATTTCATCGACTTGTATTTCATTGGTAACTATGCAAGTTGCGAGGTGGAATCGTTTTGGTAGTTCAAAGACTTTTGCTTCTAGTGGGTTTGCTTCTGCGTCGAGATCCCAGAACAGATCTATCATGCTGTTTGCTTGCAGTATTGATATTGTGCCATTAGGCCATTTTGCTAGGTATGTTTTCATTTGGATATTTAAAATTGCTTTAGTTTGTTTTGATCCAAGGCGTAGCCTTCTCCGTGACCAAGGTTGACTATGTTCTCTTCTTTGATGAGGTCTTGCTTCCATGCCCAACCAACGTAGTTGAGTGCTGGATCGTCCACAACGCACAAGACATAGACATCAACGTCTGGGTTTGCTTTGAGCGTGGATAGTAGCCGGGCTTTTGGGTGTCTTGATGCTTTGATGTCGTATCTGTTGCCACTTGGCATTACGCCATCAGCGGAACCGCTCCTTGGTGATAGTCCAAGGTCAGGGAATACATTTATTAACTTGGCGAATCCGTACTCTGCCATCATTCCGATCACGTCTGCTTCTGCTCCGTCTTGGTTGCCAATCTTGGCATCCTTGACTCCATTGCTTCGCGCAATGAGCGAACGCATACGTCCAATGAGTTGACATATCTGCACCTCGTCAGGCTGGAGTGTTAGTTTCATCTTGCCTCCTGTATGAATTTGAGCGCAATTGCCATTAGCTCAGGGTAATCCCTCAATGACTCTAAATACTGGGCAAAGATGTCATCCACTGCCTGTGCCGCGAAGGGGTCTGGAACGATGTCGCATTTGACCTGTGCGTCCTCCAAGTCCTTGTTGGCTGATCGTAGTGCAAATATGGCAGCGGAGCAGTACACTGCCAATTGTGCGGCAATGGAGCGGTAATCCTTGTTGCAGTCCTTAAGACGATCAATCTCGGAGGTGTAGTGCGGTTCGCTCATGAGGTTGCTCTTTCCTTTTTGCGATAGTCTCTAACCTCGGCTTGCAGCACTTGGTTGCTTTCTGACATTTGCTGTGCCAACTCCCGCGCCTCGTCGCGTTCTTGGCAGTACCGCATAGCCCTAGCCTCTGTTCGGTAGTCCTGCGACAGTAAATCGTCACGTTCCTGTTCTAACTTTCGGCATAGGATAACCATGTCCTTTTGTTCTAGCCATGCTGCGTCCGTCTCTGGCGCGTCACTCATTTCGCGTCCTCCCAAGGAAACGCACTTGCGCTTTTGTTAATTCCACTTTTAGCGTAATACAATGAGCGAAAACGATGCGCTTCCTCCCGTGCATCCGCAAGCTCTTGCTCTAGCCTAGCCAACTCACTGGTTGAGTGCAACTCTAGTTCGGTTAGCCTGTCTGCTAGTTGACTATTATCGTTTTGCATATCTAACATCCTGCAATTGGCATTAACTAATTCCGAATGAGTTCGGTGATGGAATTTCATTTCCTCATCCAATTCCGTTTTGTCACGCTCACCGCAAATCTTATTGATTGCCAGCATATGCTCGGTGGCTAGGTTGTTGTATTGCTCCCTTGCCTCGTCCCGTTCTGCCTTGAGTGATTTTGCGAGGTTAGCAGTTGACTCTGCAAAGGCTTTTAAAGCCATTCTCGCACTTCGCAGGTCGTATACCTCCTTTGGAGTCCAGTTTGCGTCTTCGCAACCGCACTCGTAACTGCTACGGGCTTCGCAGTCGCAATCCTTACCGGGGAAGTAATCTGCTGTTATAATTTCGTTCATATATTTATAAAATGGGGTGTGAGGTTTTTTTTCGGATGATTTATAATGTTTTTTCGGATGATTAGCAAGGAAAGTGTGAGGTTTTATGTAGTTACCTCACAGGGTCAAATGATAACCAGCACACATAGTTGCCGCTACAATCCCTTAAAATTGGTCAGCGTTTTTTCGGATGCGCTGCCCCCGTTGTCCCCTGCTATCTACGGGACTGACCTATGTAGATTAGCGAGGAAAGTGTTAGTTAAAACGGAATGTCATCTCCATCCGAATCCTTGGCCCGTGCTGGAGCAGAATTGGCTTTTACGGGCTTTTTATCTCCAACCTGTACATTCTTAGCGTTTCCAAGAATTGGAAGCTGTACGCCATTCTCACGATCTTCCTTGGTGACGCTTTGTTTAACCATGTAGTCACCATAATCAGATTGGGAGTCAATTAGGATGAGATCGCAGAATAGTGCCTTATCACCATTTTTACGGGTGATTGCCTTGAAGCGTGTCTTGTCTAGTTTTGTTACGTCGATACTTAGTGTTATCATATTTTATTTACTTTTATGCGGCTTTTAATGGTTGCCGCTTACCAAGTCTGCATTTGTTTGCAGAAAATGTTATTTTATGTGAACCCCCAACTACATACCACTCTCTGGATATATGTGAGGAAAACTCTCTTTTAGGTGACATCTCCCTACGTAGCCTTTTAAGTTCCCCTATAATGTGTGGGGAACTTTTCATTCCTCATCCTCGTCATCCTCGATTGAAGGTTTAATGCCTTGTTCTATGTCCCTTGCCTCGCATTTAGAGTTGTGACGCTCCTCTGCGTAGTCGCTGTTGTGGTCATCGTCTGGATCGTACATATCAATAGTAGTTGAACGTGTTGCCTCCGTAAACCTGATTGGGATTCCTGCGGCTCCACTCATCGTGGAAATGCTGTGCGTCAGAGTCGCTGCGCTCGGCCTTGTCAGCGAAGTGTTGCTCAGGGTCTTGGTGGTTGCGGTTAACCCGTGGAGATTCGTCATCATCCTGCAAGTCGAAGTCTGGTAGTGTTTTCATGTGGAT